AAATTTTTTTGTGCCCAGCAATGGGATTAAAATTAATAATAATAGCTCCGTCACTGGAGCTTCATCACCCTGTGTCTTGTCTCACTCTCAAGATCACAGGCGGATCACTTTCATCTCAAAATTTAATAATGTCAATCATGTTGAAGTAACCAATTTTGGAGAACCAGTTTACGACGGCTTTTACCAAAAGAAACTAGAATATCAAGATGAAAAAATTATACGTTCTCTTAATCCACACAATGATCTTGCTCAATTTCGGAAATATTTTGAAACCACTACTATTGCCGAAATTTCTGAAATAGATAACCACGACCAACATTTTGCTCTTGTAGATGTTGGGGGTAGTACCCGACTACCTTCTTATGGACTCGACAGTATATCATTAATGCCTATTATGGGTGTTGATGATATACACAGAGATATGAGCAGACACAGACTCAAAGAAAAAATTAACTTATTACGTCAAGGAGACAAAACTCTTTATAATACCAAGTTTTTAGATTTAAATTTCCAAGATTTCTTTTCAAATCTTGGTATTATCCTTGATAACTTAAATAATGAAAATTATCAATTTCCCGACTTTTGGAGTCAGTACGGAGCTTTTCAAGATCCCGAAGAACCTCTCGGGTTATTACAATTTGTCACACCTAAATATGAGAAAGATGTGGATATCACAATAAGACAACCCAAACTAAAACCGATTAGAACCTTATTTACTGACAGCCTCTATTACATACCCCCCAGAGATCTCTTTGTAATGTTGCACCCCAGCTTAAGTTACAAACAAGACTCCAAGAATCGCACTCTGGGAGGTGGAAGTATGCATGTTTTCAAAAGATCAGGTAACATACAAGTTGGTAAATCCATTTATGGAACAGTTGAAATAAAAGAACCTGATAATGATAACGGTTGTCTGAATGTAGAAGAAGTCATCATGAAAATAGATGGTAATACGGAAACCTACATTCACAATAATTATTATAAAGAGTTAGCTACTAAGGATGTTGTTTATTATGCAAAGAAAATCGGCAATTCCAACGTCTATATCAGAATCTTAGTGCTAGAACGTGTTAATTTTGGAGCCACAGATTACATTCGTTTTAACATCCAAACATTTGACCCTCTTTTATTACCTAAAAACACAAATATTATTATCTATCAAGAAATTGAAACCTTAACCAATTCTACCAAATCTAAGGAAAAGAAAATAATTAAAGACACTCCTGAAATAGTTTTTTATGACGGTAATAAAATATCTAAAATCAAGATCGATTCAAAACAAGCAAAATACATAAAAGGTAAGACTACAAAAGTAGAACTAGCTAATAAAGACCCCTCTTTTTTTAGTTGGTTAATCAATCCTAATACAGTGACCACTAATCCTTATAATGTTTTTAACTTTGAAGGGAAAGATTACGAATTTGCAATGAGCATCACTGATTTCAATAAAATCAAGAAGATGGCCCTTAATGGTAAAATCGATCTAGAAGTGATACAAAACATCAATTCTTCCATCACTGTACGTACCAATGGTAGTGTAGATTCCAATGCTCAAATAGCAATAATTGAGCGAATCCTATTGGAAGCATTGGCCGAGAAATCACACCTGAGAAGAATCGCAGAGTCGGATGTTGTACAGATACTCAATGATGTCAACAGTCAAAAATTAACCACTAATTTCAGCCAATCAATCATAACCAATCTTTTTAGGAAATACTTAGGAGAGAGTTATGCTGTTGATGACGAATGTTGTTTGGAGGAAGGTATAGTCAATAACGCCACTAAGAATCTTTTTTGCAAACCTTCCAAAAACAATTGTGGGTTAAACCACAATTGAGTAAACTGGTCAACTTTAAAACACCATGCTGAAGATATTATCAAACCTTGTGTACATTATCACGCCAGCATGGAAGAAGAATGTAAAGACGTGATATTATCCCGACACCAGTGGATCAACAATAATAAATACACCATACCTTATAACTCTAAAGTTAGTGATATGTTATGTTATAAGGTCACCAAACCTGGATGTAAGAAAGTACTACCAACCACCAGTAAAGATGAAGTAATAATATGGGACTCATGTCTACACACTTTATTCGCAGCTATGAAAAGACAAGTATCTGAGACACCGTTACCACACCCAGAAGCTATAAAAGAGTTTCATAAATATGTTGACTATATATTTGACAATGAAATACAACCACTATTATATGATTTTAAGTATAATGCTGGAGACTGGTTCAATCATCTAACTTATAAACAACAGATAGAACTGGTCGGAAAAGAAAACACAAAAATCACACAATACCAACAGTTAGTCGACATAATGGCACCCAAATGTGACGAACAACCAATAACTTATAAATTATTTCCAAAACGAGAAATACAAATAATCGAAGGAACCACATTTGATGAAGATGGGAACATCATACCCAAATTTCCAAAAACTCGTGCCATATCAGCACCTGACCCTAGTACAAAATGGATTATGGGACCAGTAGTCTGGCAATTAGAAACTATTTTTGCGAACAATTTTAAAGGCTACTGTGGAGGAACTAATTGGGCTGAACAAGAACAAAAGTTAGAACATCTTTATTCACAAGGATATAAATATGTAGCCTATGGTGATGGCAGTGCTTGGGATAAAACGCAATCACATGAATTGAAATACATAGATTATAAGATTTATCAATACCTTATTGACCAAGGAAACATTAATCACGTAGATTCAAAGTTTTTTGCAGCAAAAACCCTAAATCGATATCGAAACCTCATAGGATCTCTAGAATATGGCGGTAAAATCATTGATGTTATGAAATGTGTTGTTGACGCAACAGTGATGAGTGGAAACTCTGATACGACGTTCGGCAACACGGTTCGTATGTCAATGGTTAATCGTTTTATTTTAGATCAACTGAATATCGATTATGAGTTGTGGTGTAAAGGTGATGATTTTGTTATCTTCCTCAAAAACGACAATATTAACTTAGAAGAAGTTTATTATAAATACTGGGTTAAAGGGAATAAAAAAAAATCATATGGTAACAAAGAATATGGACTTGGACTAGTTTTGAAATTCTTAAAAACAGGACCTATATCCGATTTTGATTTTTGTTCTACTAATGTAATTCAAGAAGGAAATAAATTTAAATTAGTTAGACTCGCAGATCGGATGAACTACCTTACACACTGGTCAATTAAAGCTTTATCAATGTCGAGAGAACAACAAAATGAATACATGAATTCTATAGCTCAAGGAATAGATAGTTGGGCTGCTAATATGCCTTATTTCTCTGACTATTCTAAACTGATTAAATATCATTATCCCATCAATTCAACTAAAAATAAAAACAAGAAAGGGATAGAGAAGATTCAACTCATAGATCATTTGAAAGACAATGACGCTGAAATGCGTGAGTTGGGTAGGGATGAATTTTATAGCCATAAGCTAAGGATCTCTCAGGTTACTCTAAGAGATGAGACAGTCTATCAATTCCTGTACAATAAGTATGGGCTTACAATTACTGATATTGATAGACATTTTAAACAGCTTATGAAGAATGTTCATAATGACACTATTTTTTACAAAGATTGGGATGTTTAAAGTGACCGAAAAG